ATGCCTGCTTATCTTATACCTTGGCATCTATTCGAGGAGGTAAAACCAAATGAATTCGATAGCACTAACATATGAGGAACTTGACGCATTAGATGACGTTTTAGATATCTATGCAAATCTTCACTCAAACAGTGTCCTGATAGATTGGTACTTTAGGGGGGTCAACTATGTTGACGTTTTGAAGTTACACCAAAAGATAATCAGGAAAGTGGAAAAGGTTTATTCAAGAGATCATATAAAAGTTAACCTTCGTGAGGGAAGGAGAAGGTTAGAGAAGAGACCCTCTTAAATGTGGTTTCTAGCTCTGCCTGATATCCTAGTGTTCTTCTCAATATTTTTTGGGGGGGTACTAACTGGTGTAATAGCAGTATTCATAATAATGCTTATTTACTGTAGCGGGGGAGGGACGATCAAGATCCAGTTTACAAGTGACGAAATCAGACAAGAGGACTATTGAAGAACGAAGTATCCAAGTTTATTGATTTATATAAAGACGATCCTATCTCCTTTATTCAGAACTGCCTTGGCGCAGAGTTAGATCCTTGGCAAAGGGATTTTTTCGAGGTAATTGGAAGCACTCGAAAGGTCAGTATCGCAGCAGGACACGGAGTCGGAAAATCAACCGCTTTGTGTTTCCTGTGTCTTCACACACTGCTTTTTGA